AGTTTGGCTACTTCTGCAGCGTACTGCTGCGGCGTCAGTCCGTACTTCTTTGCCAACGCGAGTTGCGTCGATGTAAGTTGTACTTTTTTGACCCCCGAAGAGCGCCCGACAGGTGCTACCACCGACACAGGCTTCTTGGAAGGCTCCGACTTTCGCTCAGGCTCCCCAAAAACTTCGGGAAACTTGGAGCGGGTACGAGTATCAATCTGCTGAAAATACTCATCGCTGCGGGGGTCTACCCCGGAATTGACTAGCTTCTGATGCAGCCCTAGTGCGTAGCTGGTAACTTCTTCAAATCCCTGCGAACCAAACCACTGGTTTTTTGCCTGCCAGCGCAGCGTCTTTTCGTCCGGTTGCGGAGATTGAAGAACTTGTTGTGCCGTTTGTACAGGAAATTCTGTTGGCTGTAAAGTGGTTGGCCTAAATCGTTGCGCCGCAGCCTGATTTAGTTTGGCGGCGGTCAACTCTTCCTGCGCGGCAACAATAGCGTCGGTATCAAACGACTCCTGTGCCGCCTTCAGGCGTTTGCGCGCAAGGTCCAACTGCTGTTCTGCAGCCTTTTGCACCGTCTGCGCATATTGCTTGGAGCCCGAATTGACATGCTCCTTGAGCTTGTTGTTTTCCGCAAGCAGATGCTGCGTCAGCCGCTCAAGCTCTTGCTGTTGCCGCATCAGGGTCTCTTTTGCACGCCGCTCATCGTGGCGGGCGTGCGTCAACTCCTTGATGCGGGTCTTGACCTTGTCGGAGTACGACTCGATTTCGTCTTCCGTGGGGTCGTCGACTTCCCGATCCAGAGGCTTACGCCCCCGGTCTTTTTCGGGCGTGTCGTCAACAATCTCGATCTCGATGTCGTCGCTGCCGTTTGCAGAGGCGGCGGCTTTGGTTTCTTCCAGTTCGTCTGGAAATTTGAATTCGTCTGCCATCTACCACTCCTTCATGCGCGGGTGATGCCGCGGGGGTCTTGAACAACAGCGTCCACCTGATCGTCGTTGATCAGACGAAACTCCTTGTTGTAGATTTTGAAACGCGTGCCGGAATATGTGCGCACCAACACGAAGTCTCCAGCGCGGCACCAAGGGCCGGAAGGAAACTTGTCCTTGTCTTTGTACGCAGAAGGGCCCACCTTCAAGACAAACAACACCGTCGTAGCGTGTTCTTCTCGTCGTAGCACATCGGCGGGTCGCACCAAATCCAGCGTCGTACCGTCCAGTTTTTCGGAAACATCAGGCACGATGCACAGCAGTTTCCACCCCGTTGGTTCCGGCAGTTGCGACGCTTTCTCCTCGTCGCTTGCCGTATCTTCGGGGGCGTCCATGTGTTGGACAGGCTGCGGCAGGGTGATACCTTCCGGCAGAATAATTTCACTCATCGGACTTCTCAACTTTCTCTGCAAGGTCTAGGAGATAACGCTCTGCGATAGCCAGACCTTGGATAACACCGCAGAGTTTTTGATAGTCCTCAAAGGAACGGCAGACGCCGCTGGCGACATCGTCCGCGTAGTTGTTCATGTCCTTGCGTATTTGATCGCGTAATACGCGTACGAAATTTTCAATCATTTCTGCCCCGGTTCAGGTTTGCGCGCAGATGCGCGTTCTTGCGCTTTGGCTTTGGCAAGATCAATACCCATCTTGACGCCTTCGCGCTGCTGCTGGGCAACCAGCTTTGTCTGGCTGTCCTTGATCTGCGCAGCGGCTTTCATGCCATCAAGCTGCATCTTGGTGCTCAACTTGGCCTCTTCCAACTCCTGCCGGTCGCTGAGCGCGGCAATGTCGGCAATCTGTTTCTGGGCCTTGAGTTGAAGCTCTTGCTGGCGCAGCGCGAACTCCTTGTCTTTAGCCGCAGCGGCTTGCTGCAGCTTTAGCTGCGTTTCTTGCGTCCGCATCTGCAGTTCTTGCTGCCGAAGCTGAAGTTCAGCTTGCTGCAACTGCAGCACCGGGTCTTGCGCCTGCTGTTGTGCTTGCTGTTGTGCAGCCATTGCCTTGTTCTGCTGCAGCACCTGATTGGCTGCTTGCGCAAGCATGCCCGACAGCGCCATCTCCACTTGCGGGGTGAGCTTGGCGTCTGCTGCGGGCATGGGCATGCCTAGCTGCTGCTCGATCTGCGCACGGTACGCATAGCCGACATGCTCGGAAACATGCGCCATAAGTGCGGCTTGAATCTGCTGCGCCTTGGGGTTTTGGCCGACGATCTGCGCCACCGTGGGGTCTTGCAGCATCGCCATATGTACCTGAATGTGCGAATTGTGGTCTTGGTAGAAGAAGACCTTGGTCGGCTCCAGCTTCAGGAAACACGCGTTCTCCGTCACCGGATCGCGCGGCTTCTGGTCTTCTGGCAGGGGCACAAGCTTGTCCGCGTTCTTGATGCCCAGCACCTCCAGCATCGACCGATGCAACTGCGGCATGTCGTAGATGTCAGGGGCCATCTGCGCCATCTGAATGACGGCTTGGTACTGAACAACGCGCTGGCTCAGCGTGGCTGCGTTGGGGTCGCTGACCGGGATGACATCGACCAAGTCGTAGTCGCCCTGCTTGGCTCTGGGCGTGCCGTACTCCGGCTGATACTCGTAATCAGGATCGGTGTTGTCCCGAATGATGTCTTTCAGGAGCTTCAACTCCTGTTTGAGCGTGTAGTGCGTACGGGCCTGTACCGCCGTCAGCACCTTGAGTTGCCGTTCAAGCAGCGCCAGCGTGGTGCCCACAGGCGTCTGCGCGCTCATGTCGCTGACCTTCAGGTCGGCGGTAGCGGCGAACCTACGCCCCTCGTCCACGATGTTGCCAAGCAACTGATACAGGACCGCAGACGGCTCCTTGTAGGGGAGCGGCAGGATGTTGTCCCGGATGACGCCCGAGCCCACATCAACATCACGAAACTCACCCGGAGCAATAGGGGTGTCGTCGCCCTTGATGCGCAGCCCGCGGCTTTTCAAGCCGCCCGGAAGATTGGAAAGGGTTCCTGCGTCAACGAGTTGGCGAATCAGGGAAGTGGCCGACTTGGCAAAACCGCCGATCAAATGAAAAAGACCGAAGCCGTACGCCCCAAAGCCGGGGATGTACTGGTAGTGCACAAAGTGCATGCGCTTGAGCTTGAGCGTGTCGTCTTCGCGCCAGTTGCGACGAATAGCCAAGACTTCATTGCTGCCCTTGATCAGGGTGACCACATAGGGCCGTGCAATCCCGTCGTCGTCTTCATACCCCGGCAGATCAAGATCAACATGCGCCTCGTACAGCGTGTAGCGCTCGTCGTTCAGGTCGCTGAACCCGGTCTCCTTGTCCTTGGCTTTCTGGATGTCGGTCTCTTCTTTCCCGGGATCAGCCAACTCGATGTCGCGGTAGAACCCGGCGGCTTGCAGCTTCAGAATCTCGTTCTTGGTCTTGCGCATCACATGCGTGACGCGGTGGCAGGAGATCAAATCTGTCGCCCCGTACGGCAGGATGACATCTTCTGCAGGCACGAAGACAGACACCTGCCGCCCAAGACTCGGGTCGTAGTAGACCTTCTTGAACGCAGACCCCGCAGCAGGCAGGCTCCACAGCATGCGCTCGTGCTCGGGCCGATACTCCGTCATGACCTCGGTCATCTGAAAGTTCATGTCCTGCTCGACGCGGACAGCAGCCTCCTTGACCTCCGGGGACTCCTTGCCGATGATCTTGGTCCGCACCGGACCCTGCGCAGGGAAGGTCTCGGTGATCATCTCAGCCTGAAACCGCACGACAGCTTCCGTGATCATCGGGTGAAAGACCCCACAAGCGCCGTTCCACGGCTCCGTGCGATCTTCGTACTGAAGGCCCAGAAGCTTCAGACCCTCGACATAGGCTTTCTCCCAGTCCTTGCGGGAGTTCTTGTCGTTGTCGATGTCCTCGGACAGCGTTTCAGCCAGCGACTGCAGCGCCCCCTCGTCCATTTCTTCAGCCAGATTGGCCGAGAACTCGTCCTCCACGGGACGGATGGATAGCTCCATGTCCCCAATGTCGATGTTCACCTCTTGCGGGTCAACGACCTCAATCTCGATGGGGTCCAGCGCCGCATCAGCGGGCGTCACCCCCACGGGGGCTCCGTA